GAAGTTGAAAAGAAAGGAATGTTTTCAAAAATAACTGACAAAATATTTGGAAGTGACACAACTGAAAAAATTAAAAATTCTGAAAAAACACAAAAAGAAGTTGAAAAGAAAGGTGTGTTTTCAAAAATAAGTGAAAGTATTTTTGGAAAGGATTCTGTTGAAAAAACACAAAAAGAAGTTGAAAAGAAAGGAATGTTTTCAAAAATAAGTGATAACATATTTGGAAAGGATACTGTTGAAAAAATTAAAAATTCTGAAAAAACACAAAAAGAAGTTGAAAAGAAAGGAATGTTTTCAAAAATAACTGACAAAATATTTGGAAGTGACACAACTGAAAAAACACAAAAAGAAGTTGAAAAGAAAGGAATGTTTTCAAATTTAGGTGAAAGTATTTTTGGAAGTGATGCAAATGTTACAAAAGAAAATTCTATACAAATACCAAGTTCAATCGCACCTAAAAATAATGAAATAAATCCCGATATAGCAAGTAAAGTACATAAAGCGTTCAATATATCAAATGATTTAATAGCAACACCGGAACCTAAAATTTCAAAGGATAATATAATAACATCAGAAATTAAACCTGAAATGTCTACACCTATTAATAATTCAGTTGCACCTGCAATAAATGAAATATCTGATGTTAATACACCTATTCAAGCAAGTGGCGATTATGCATCAGCAGGTAATGAATATGGTATAAGTTCACGCAGTTCAGGAAATCAAGATGCTATGTTAAAACAACTTATGTCAGCAATCCAATCAGTTGCTAGCAGACCTGTTGAAGTGCAAATAGGTGGAGTGGAATTGAAATCATTAAATAAAAAATTCAAAGTTCTTAACAATATGCCTTAATTGATTTAAAGATATATTTATTTAAAAGAGAGATATGGCAGAACCCAGGGCAGGCGGCACAACAATTAATTTTACATCATATCCACCATCAGGCGGAGGTGTGACCGTCCAATTCCCTGCATATATTGATAGCATATCTGATAATTATAATGGTAATTGGGATGAATACAAAGATATGGGACGTGCTGACCCTAAATTTATGTATAATCAATATTCTAGGAATATAAGTGTATCTTTTAAAACGGCAGCAATAAAACCCGGTGACCACGATAAATGGCTTAAAGCTGTCAATAATTTAACTGATATGACAAAGCCCCAATACAAATCAGGTGTCGGTTATAATGGGGTTTTATGTAGGATGACATTGAGTACATTATATAATGTAATAGGTTTTTTGGAATCTGTTACAGTATCAATTGATAACGAAACACCGTGGATTGATTTAAAACCGTTATATATGTCAATTGATGTGCAGTTCCGAGCAATAGAAGATGTAAAACCTGATTATCAAAAACTGGGTGGGTTGCTTGACGGTACATTCGGTCCTGGAGGCGAACCTTAAATAATAAAGTTGTGATATGAGAAGATACAATCAATTTATTAAATATTTTAAACAAGATGATGACATTCAAAGATATGAATCTATTAGATGGCCTAGCTTTCCTGTAAAGGATACAGATCAATATATTATAACAAAACAACTAGATCGCTTAGATTTATTAGCATTTGATTTTTATAATGATACAACAAAATGGTGGATTTTGGCAAGAGCAAATAATTTGCCACCAGGTACATTCAGAATTCCAGCTGGAACACGGCTGCGCATACCGTTTCCGATTTCAGATTCAAATTTGACATTCAGTATTAATGATAATCAATTTTAAAAAAATAAGTTATGTCCGAATCACCTTATAAACGACCTATATTAGAACAGGCTATTAATGATCTTAAAGCTAGAAAGGGCACATATATAAATGGGCCGCATTATAAAGCAGCTGTAAGAAATCCTGCATTTTGTATAATGAGTTGGTCTGGGGGATCGATCCCTAATGACACAATTAAATGGAATGAAACTTACAGGGAATCACGGCATTTTAAACCTGCGCCAGCATTGAAATCTGTTACAATAGGTTTAAATTCAAATGAAAATACTGCATTACTAGTAACCGCTGAATTCGTTGTTCAGGTTTTCACAAAATCAGATTTTGTAGATGTCACAGATAGTTTATGTAAATTAGGATTACTATTAAATTTTGAATGGGGATATTCCAATCCATTCGGCGAAGGATATTCAGGTAAAAAAATATCTGGGTTTAAATTATGCGGATTTACATTTAATACTGAAGCTGATGGCACATATATAATTGAAGGAAAAGCAGTTGGACCTTGTTCAGCATTACAGGGCCTGAATGCTAATTTTGAAGTAAAATCCTTTCCGTACAGAGCTTATATAAATGATGGTAAATATTATCCAGTAACCGGTATAGTTGAATTATTAACATATTGGGCTCAGGGTAATGGCGCCCAATCAATTGATGACATGGATGATGGTGAAGTTCTTATAGTTCCAGCAGGAACCAGATCAGATGGTTCAGGCCAACCAATGGGGTCTATAATGATTTTTGACTCAGAACATTTAAATAAAAAGGGACTTTTTGCTGCCATTGGTCGTGGATGGAAAGCTATGACTGAAACAACTAATGAATTGAACAAAACTAGCAATATAGTATATATTTCATTAGAAACTCTTGTAGGTTTATTTAATACTGAGGTGTTTCCTATGTATAAAGAGACTGCAACAACTGAAAACAGTCTAGATTTTAAGAAATTAAAAATATTATTCGATCCCGAAATGAGTTTTTCATATATAGATCCTAACATACGATCTGCATATCCTACAAAGGTGCTTTTAATGAATCGTGTATTGGGTGATTATAAAAATGTAAACGGTGAAGGTAAAAATTTCTGGGAAGATGCCAAAAATAAAGCCGCTGTAGAGTGCGTTGTTTCAGCTAATAAGACCCGAGCAAAAATAGATCCTAAGAGAATATTTATAGAAAGGGGAGTGATTATACAAGCATTAGACGGAACTTATCAAAAACAAAGTCCCTCAACAATGATTGATACTAGAGTAAATCGTGACGCATCTATTAATGTTGATGAATTTTTTAAACGTATATTTGACGAAATCAAGACAGCCACTGGTGACAGAATTTCATTAGTCATGTCAACACATCCGGATGTATTTGATGCAAATGATGAAAAGGCGTATAATTTATACATTTATGATGAAACTAATGGATTTTCAGTTCCGCCCACACCTGTATGGGAATTCAATCCGATTGACGGTGACGGAACTACGCGTACATTCACAATAAAAAGTGATATTGGTTCGCAAAATTTTCAATTATCTCAGTATTACGGACCTACAATGACCACTGATGTTATGGCCCGTACGGAAAATCTATTAGCAGTTGTGGATGCTGCTCGAGCAGGAAATAGGGCAAAGGCTTTATTGGATATACAACGTATTATAAAAAATCCTGGAGCATTAGGTGACGGTGCATTTGATGATGTTCAGATGCAGGCTTTAAAGTCACATTATGTAACATTGAAAGATTGTGAAGCAGGGAAACTTAAATATAATATAGTATCATTTATAGGATTAGCTGCTGATGTTGAGTTAGATGGGATATGGGGAATCGGTCCTGGCTCTGGTATTTGGTCAACACAGATGCCCGACTCCTATAAACAAAATCAAATTTATTTTATTGTCATGTCAACAACTCATAGATTTGATGGGGAAACCTCAGATTGGGCAACTCATATAAATGCTGTTGTATGCACCACCGATTTAGTAAGATACATGAGTTAAGGTATATAATATTATGGCAAAATCAGCTCCATTTTATCCGGTACATAAAATTGAAACAGGTAAGTATACAAATGGTACAGAATTTGTAACTGATGATGTAAATCAATTTGATTATATAGGCTTATATCATATTTTACCTAATGGCGATTATTGGTCTGAATCAAAACCCACCGCGGATTCTATAAAATTAATTGAAAAAAAATTCGCAGTTAGTCCTGATGTTAAAAATTATAATTTGATTCAAAATCGAAAACCTGAAAATTATATATCCCCTATACCGTTTTATCCTATATTAAACTTTAATGATTATGAGAATGGATATATTATGAGATATTTTGTTCAAAAGCGAAATAACCCATACGCAACAATAACAGAAATCGATTCAACTCAATATATTACACTGAACACAAAAAACAGGCCCGGCATCTCAATGTTATTGTGGAATCACACAAGTATAAGATGGTCAATTAAAGGTGGATATTCAATGCAATTGAACATGCAAGAGATAAGTAAAGCTGAAAATGCAGGTTTTAAAAATTTATCAAATTATTTAAAAAATACTTTGGAATTCTGGAAATAATTTATTACATTTGGTAATGAACTTTATTAAAAGATATTCTGACATTGATTGGAATACAATGCACAGTCATAATATTTTGATTGTGCCTGTGTTATCGGATCCGATAAAACATCGGTGTGAGAATAGATTAAGCTTCATATATGTGTATGATTTTGATACAGAAGATGAATATGTAATCGGTTGTAATCATAATGACCTGGAAAAAAATGGTGAAGAATGGATCTCTAAAATTAAATGGCCTGAAACAATTTTTGCATACAACAACGCAATATTAGATGAATACAATATTAAATGCTGGGATATTGATTTATGCTATTGGCTTCAATATAACAATCCATTAGAAATTGACACATCGGAAGACATTACATCATATTACAGGTGGTACAGGACCTTACATAACGTTAATGACATAGTTCCTATTGTATCCTTTATTGAATATTGTCAGAACATTGTTGAGAACTTTAAAGAGTGTTTATACGCTATTGAATTTGACAAAACACTATCATTTTACAATGATATTGTGTTAAAAAACTTTCATACAATAGAAAATGTAGGAATACCTGTTGATAGTAAAATTGTTAAGAAATTTTTCAATCGTGAAGCTGATATACTATATTCACAATATTATCCATTCACATCAACAGGCCGTCCGAGTAATAGATTTGGGGGTATAAATTTTGCTGCATTGGATAAAGCAACAGGTGTCAGGGAAATGATAAAGGTGAAAGATCCCAATCAGTTTCTTGTAGAATTTGATTATGATAGTCATCATGTTAGGTTGGTTGCAAAATTGATTGGATATGAACTACCCGATGGTAATTTGCATGAATATTTCGGCCGACAATATTTCAATACACCTATATTAACACCTGAACAATACAACGAATCAAAAACAATAACATTCAGAATGTTATATGGTAACCTGTATACAGAATATCGTGACATTAAATTTTTTAAAATGGTTCATGAATACAGACATGAATTGTGGAAACAATTTAAAAAATATGGGTACATTGAGGCACCTATGACTAAAAGAAAGATAATTGCAAAAAATTTTGACGATATGTCTGTAAATAAGCTGTTTAATTATGTTCTACAAGGATATGAAACAGATGTCAATAATATCATGTTAAGCAGAATTTTAAAATATTTATATAAAAAACAAAGTAAATTAATTTTGTACACATATGATTCTTTTCTGTTTGTGTATGATTTGCAAGATGGTAAAGAATTCATTAATGATATACAAAATATATTGAACGATTACGGAATGCGAACAAGTTTAAAAGTTGGAAAAAATTATAATGATGTTAAACGACCGAAAATATAAGCAGATTGTAAATGAATGGTTTGCACGTTTGGAAAAGGGTTATGCACAACCTCCATACACTAAACATGAATTGAAGGTGTTGGACACTGTATTGAAGCGGAATAATATATACAAGTCTGCATATTTACTTGAAGCTGGTGGTATAAATCAAACTATTGATACAGTGGACAGTTCTGAATATGCAGAACTTGTAAAGAAAATTGATGCTGCTGCAGATAAATACGCCAGGTATCTTACAGTATTTCATTATTTCGCACCCGACGCATTAGGAACTATTTCAGAAATTCTTTTAAGTAAATTGTTAGGGGGAACCCATACGGGCGGTTCTCAAGGTTTAACTGATTTGAAAGTCGGTAATATTAATATTTCATTGAAAACAACTGCAGCAGATGCTCCTATACTTTTAGGTAGTAAAAATAATACTGCCATGTCTGAGTTGGAATTAGAAAAAGCTAAAGAATACTATGAACGATACAGATCATCTCCTGTAACAATAGGGAAAATGATCGATGACATAATGGCGTCTGACGCCGACGAAAATACAAAAACTGCATTTAAACGTATTGAATTTAGAATAAATGCTATAGCAGAAAAAATGAGCGGTGATAATAATGATGAATATTTTTTATGGGCATCAAAAAGTTATTCTAGAGGCATTTTAACTATGATAACATTGTATTTTAACAAATTTGATAAAAATAAAGTCCTTAATGATTTAAAAAATGGTTATTTGCATATAGCAAAAGAAGGTGCAGGTAAATCATGGGGTATTAAAGACGCAAGTGGCAAAGTTATAGTTGGGGCTGATGTAAAAGGAAAATATTTAAATATCCAGCCTGATTATATAAGATCTAATGTAACTAATAAAAAGGAGATTCCTTTATTAGATTTCAACATTCGTGATTTAGAAACTGGCGAAGAAAAGCTTTCTGACAGAGCGAAAACTCTTGTAAATCGTTTACAATCAAAAGCCAGTGATGAATTCTTCAAATATTTAGATAAAATGTATGATTCAATAATTAAACAAAACTAATATTGATAATTTAATATAGTGGGAATGAAAACAGATGAAAACAAACCTATTATGCACGTTTGTACATAAGAATGATTTGCAATTAGTTATAGATCTTATACAGAAAACATACGAATTAGATTCAAACATAATATTTGTACTTAGCAATCAAAATAAACCATATCAATTATATTGCACATATAATGTAGTTGGCAATTATGAACTGTCATCGAATACAATATTGATACACAGAAAATCTGATACAAATACATTGTACACAATAAACGCAATGAATCAAATTATAAAAAGTATTAACAATGGTGTATTAGATACAAGGATGCAATTGGAATGGGAAAATTATAGGAATCAGCTGATTCTATTTCAAAATGACGAAGTTGTCGAAATTCCGTTAAAATTGGAAAAAGTTATAAGATTATAAAAAATATTCAAAAATATTTGGAATTATCAGAAAATTTATTTACATTTAAAACATAACATTTATTAATAATTAAAACAGGTAATTTATGGATTTAAGTAAAATCAAAGAACGCCTTGATTCGTTCAACAAACAAACAAAGCCAAGCGGCGCAAAAAGGATCTGGAAACCTCAGCCAGGTCAACAAGTAGTGAGGATTGTTCCTTACATTCATGAGCGCGATTGGCCTTTCCTTGAATTGTATTTTTATTATGATTTTGGTAAACGTACAATTATTGCTCCACAAAATTTCGGTGAACCCGATCCTGTACAAGAGTTGGCAGACAAATTGAAGTCAACAGGTGAAAAGGAAGATTGGCAATTAGCCAGAAAAATTGAACCTAAAATGAGAACCTATGTTCCTATCCTTGTAAGAGGTCAAGAAAGTGAAGGTGTCAAGTTTTGGGGCTTCGGTAAGACGGTGTATGAAGAATTGTTGAAAACAATTGATGACCCTGATTATGGTGACATCACAGATTTGAAAACAGGTTCAGACATTACTGTTGAATATGAACAGCCAAAAGATGGTTATCCGAAAACCTCATTTAGGGTAAAAAGAACACCTTCACCTGCAACAACCGATCCTTCTGTTATGCAATTGCTTAAAGAAATGCCGACGGTAAGAGATATTTGGGAGGTTCCAAGTTATGATGAATTAGCAAAGCTTTTGGACAATTTCATTAACAATACTGATGAAGAAGCAGAAGTAAGCGATAATTCTGATTCAGATTCTGATGAAGTTCAAGATTTACCAGCAGATTTTTATTCACCTGAAATCAAACCATCAGCCAGAAAGTCATCAGTTACATCTGACATTGATGCCGCATTTGATGAAATGTTTGCATAATCAGTTGAACAATGGCAAAAAAGATTGATAGCGAAACTGTTGACAGTTTAGCAAGTGAGTTGGTTTCGGTCTTGAACAGTAAGTTCACACAAAACATTGATAAAGCTGCATACTTTTTATCAGATCCTGATTTAGTTGCAGACATCAAAAAATGGGTGCCTACTGGTTGTGACATGCTTGATTTGGCAATATCAAATCGCCCTAATGCAGGTTGGCCTGTTGGCAGGATAATTGAAATTACAGGACTTGAGGCATCCGGTAAATCATTATTAGCAGCCTATGCATTGAAAAGCACACAACAACAAGGTGGATTAGCGATATACATTGATACAGAAGCCGCTACAAGTAGAGAATATCTACAAGCAATTGGCATTGATATTGAAAAAATGGTGTACATTCCATTGGAAGCATTGGAAGACATCTTTGATTCAATTGAAGCAACAATTGCAAAGGTTAGAAAGGCTAATAAAGATGTATTGGTTACAATTGTAGTTGACTCAATTATGGGCGCAACAACAAAAAAGGAATTGGAAGGCGAACACGGAAAGGATGGCTATGCAACAGAAAAAGCGATTGTATTGTCAAAGGCAATGCGTAAGATTACAAACATGTTGGCACGGCAAAACATTTGTTTAATATTGACAAATCAGTTGCGTGTACGGATGGGCGTATCATTTGGAGATCCATACGGAACATCAGGTGGCAAAGCGGTTGCATTCCATTCATCTGTAAGAATCAGATTGAAATCACTTGGTCAGATTAAGATGAAATTGAATGGTGTAGATCAGGTGATAGGTATCAAGACAAGAGCGATTGTGCAAAAGAACCGATTAGGTCCGCCATTGAAGTCTGTTGATTATGACATTTATTTTGAATCTGGTATTGATAATTATGGGTCATGGCTAGAAACATTGAAAACCTATAAATTAGCAACATCCGGACAATATTGGTCAATACCGTTGTCATATTCAAGTGTGATGGAAAAGGATTCAAAGGGCAAGTCAATTGAAAGAACATTCAATGAAGAGATTGTAAATCCTGAAACAGGTGAATTGAAAAAGACAGATGGAGCATTAAAATTCAGGAGTAAAGATTTTGGTAAATGGATGGAAGCAAATCCTAAATTGAAAGAGTTTATATATAATATGGTCTGTGACAGATTTATTATGACATATAAAGTCAATCAGGATTTCGGAATTGATGACATTGAAATTGATGAGGGATTTATCGGAGAAGATGATTAATTATTCTGTAATTATTTGGAATTCTCAAAAAAGATCTTTATATTTGATTTTACATTAAAAATTAAAATTTATGAAAGGTAAAGGTTATTTGTTTGAAATTGCAGCAATAGGTTATTTGCGCAATGATGAAGGTGATGTTACAGAAACAAACATTATTTATCCAATTACAACTATTCTAGCGAAGGATTTTGAATCTGCAAAATTTGAATTGATTCGTAAATTGTCTGATAAAACAATTGAAGAATATGGTTCAGATAATATTGAGTTGATTGTACGCAGTTTCAATAATACAGTAAGGTTTGGCAATACACCGTCATGGGCAACCAATGGCACAACAATAACAGGTTATGCTACAACAAACGGTTTATGCAGCGGCACTTCAAATGTGTATATTGACAATGGGAATTCAACTAAAATAACATTGTAAGTATGAATAGACTTCAACAAGTGTGGTCCGAAGTTGCAGATGAATTAGGTAAGCCACGAGAGAAAGATGACCATGTATTAATCATTGATGGATTAAATACATTTATCAGAGTATTTAGTGCGGTACCTGCATTGAATGATGACGGTATGCATGTTGGAGGTGTAATAGGTTTTTTAAAATCAGTAGGCTCGAATATCCGCCAGTTTC